GAGTTTAGCCAATTCTCGCTTTATTGCCGCAAATCAAACTAATAACACAGAAAACGGGTTATACAATTGGAACGGAGCTTCTGTTGCAGCTACCCGCACTGCTGACGCTAGTACAGGAGCCGAACTCAGAAACGCGATTGTAACTGTTGCCTCTGGTAGTGGAAATACTGATGACGGAGTGACTTACAGGCAGATTACTCAATCCGTGACTTTGGGAACTTCTCCTATAATCTGGCAAGTTCATGGGGCCGGAGTTCCTGACGCAAGTGAAACCACATCGGGTAAAGTACAGCGTGCTACTTTAGCCGAACTAGAAGCGGGAACAGACACAGCCAAATATGTTACACCTTCTTTGCTTGCCAGTTGGTCTGGAAGACGGCGATCAGTAACTACTAATCCTTTTGGGGATGGAACGAATACGGTGTTTGTGATCACACATACCCTGACTGATACTAATCCCAGCGTAGAAGTAATTCGCAATAGTGGTAATAGAGATACTGTAGGCGTATTCACAGAAAGATTAAGTAATACTTCGATTCGCCTAACCTTTGCTTCTACAGCAGTACCTTCTGTGAATGGATTTGTAGCCAAATTACTAGCTTAGTATTGTGAAAGAATTTCTTGGGCCTACTGACACTTTAGATTCGATTACTACAGCCCGATGGGTTGCTAGTCGGTTGCAAAGCGAGATAGTAACTATTACGAACATTTCTGCTGCACAGCAAATTCCTGTTACTTCTTTTCTAAGAGAAATTACTCTTTTAGAAGTGCGAAACTTACGCACTTCTGCGGGAAGTGCTACAATAACTTTTAGCTTTGGTAGTGGCGCTTCTTTTGGGGCAATACCAGGACTATCTAGTCTATCTCTTACTACTGCCCGGGCTAATTTTACAGTATCCGGACAAGGACAAATTATTACTACTGCTCAAGAAATTCGATTCGATATTACCAGCGTTACTGGTGGACCATTGAGTATCTCTTTTTTGTTAATTTTCCGCGAAACAGCATCGCTAACTTAAATGCCTAATAGTTTAACTGCTCAAAGTTTATTCCTGAATAGTCCCGAATATATTGAAAGATACCAAATTGCATTAACAAATGTTTCTGGGGCTTTCAATGAAATGGCAAATAATTCAGCTTTTTTTGATAGTGAAATCAAGCCTAATTTAATCGATGATGAATCTGTCCGATTTTATGCTTACAAAAAAATTCTATCAGAAATGATCGTTTTTAATCCTTATGTTAAGTTAAATGTAGCTAAACTGGGAATGACGGCAGCAGTCTTTGGAGAAACTCCAAGACTTGCGATTTCTATTAATAATGAAGATAAATTAAATCCGATTTCTGAATCGGATATTTTGCAGGCAGTGACAGAACAATTCAACGACGAGAATCTGTTGGCTCAATTGTTAAATCAAAATATTCTCAAAGTGTCTGCGGTTTTTAATTAATGCTAATAATTGATGCTAGTCCCCAATTATGGACACCCGCAAATCTATCTACGCTTTCAGTGTGGTTAGATGCGGCTGATTTAAGCACTATTACAATTGCCACAGGCGTTAGTCAATGGCGCGACAAAAGTGGCAATAACGCACACGCAACTCAGACAACTGCGGCGAACCAGCCTGCTTATTCCCAGACTGGATTTTTTGGACTGCCGGGTATAACTTTCGACGGATCAAACGATAGCTTGTCAATTTCTACCACGCAGATGCAAAACACAACTCACGGTGTGTATTGGGTGTTCATTCGGCGCGGCACGGGCACCCCGGGCGATATTCATAAGCCGATCGTTGGTATCCGCACTGGTGGTGCTGACCTTGGCGCGCTGCACTACATCAAGACCTCAAACAACCTCGGGGCGTCGTATCCGTATTACGGCGCTCCACTCAACAATAGTTACGACCTGACTTCCGGCACGGCATACAACAATACCAACGCGCAAGTGATGGTGTTCCAGAGCAATACGACCGGATGGGGCGTGTGGCGAAACGGGACGCTGGAAGCAACCACGAGTGGCATTGCTGCGCCGAGCACCGCGAACACTGGCTTCATACTCGCGGGTCAAAACAATCCAAACCGGAAATCCAACATCACGATGACCGAGTTTATTCTGTTGAGAACAACAAATACTTCTAGCCGTCAGATTGTTGAAGGCTATCTCGCGTGGAAGTGGGGCTTGACCGCCAACCTTCCCACCGCGCATCCTTTTAAAAATCGCCCACCTCTGGTTAGCGATGTTTAAGGTATAATAAGGTATGATAAAGTTAGAAAATATTTGGAGAATTTAAATTGAATTACAGAAAATACTTAGCTGGAATTAGTATTCCACCAGCAGAATTGATCACATGGCAAGATAAGAGTGGCAATAATAACCACCTTTTAGCACAACCGAAAAAAGCCGTTATTAACGGCTTTCTGTCTTATCGAGCGATGCTGTTAAATATCATCCCATCCCGTTAAGCCAGAAGACATAACATAACTGGTAACAGTTGCTTCAAAAAAGTTTGACTTAGTGTGACCTTCTCCTTGAGTGTCAGAGAATTTCTCTAAATGAGAATAGGGAGATTTTTTGTATTTGTCCTCAGCAAAAATTGGATTTAAACCAATAGCTTTTAGTCGAATATTGGCAAGGTATTTGGTATAGTGATCTATACTTTCTTTAGTAATTCCTAGTATTCGATTACCGATAATATGGTTAGACCAATTAATTTCTTGATGGACAGCCTCTAAGAAAGAACTTGCTATACCTTTTTTAATTGACTCTTCTGGGAATAATTGCAATGCTTCCACAATTAATTTTTGATACAATCGGACGTGACTTAACTCATCTCGATTAATCATCCTAAAAATATCGGCACTTCCAGCCATTAGCTGTCGAGAAGCTAAATTATAAAAATACTGGAACCCATTATAGAAATACAGTCCTTCTAGAATATAATTGGCAACAAGAGAACCAAAATAATTACTCTGTGTTGGGCTGTCAATATATTTTTGATAAGAACTAGCAATAAATTCACAGCGATCCTTAAGAACTTTATCGGTGCGCCATAAATCATAAATTTCAGCCCTTTTGTTTGAGGGAATAATAGTCTCAATCAAGTATTGATAACTCTGGTTGTGCATAGCCTCTTGAGAAATCTGTTCTGCCATACAAAGGCTGATCTCTGGGGCTGTGACGCAAGATTTTAAGTGAGGAATATTACAGGTTTGTACAGAATCAAGAAAAGTTAGGTAAGACAAAATACCGTCATAGGCACGTCTTTCGTCAAGAGTTAAATTATTATAGTCAGTTATATCTTGAGTAATATCTATTTTTTGCGGGATCCAAAAATTCTCACGCATTTGTTGATATAAACCCACCGCCCAAGTATAGCGAACATCATTTAATTGCATTAGGTTGGTGGTGTTACCAAACCAGATCGAACGGTTTTTGATTGCATCATCTCCCGACAGATTGAAGATCGGGGAAATGGGCATTTTATTGTTAAGGCTGATCAATGACATAGTTTTACTTTACTTTAGCTTCCAGTCTTTACATTGTACACAAGAAATAGAAGGATTTACGCTACATTTTAGATTAAAGTCTTTATGGGTTTCAGGGTTATAATATTTACAAGAACTAATCCGATTATATTCATCTGTTAAATAGTATTTAAATTGTTTAACTGTGTAGATTAAATTAGTCTTAAATCTAAAAAACACTCTACACAAGACAACAGCAAAAATTAAAGCAGTATAAAGTAAAAATATACTTAATACAATAGTTGCTAGAAAGTTAATAATTACTAATACAATATCCATAATGATTATTTATTTTTTCGAGTATTGATAAAATCTTTAAGAGCTTCAACAATAATAGCTACAATAAATCATACAAAAATTAGTACAAGTATTGTAGATACTACAATATTCATAATAGATAGAATGACAGTAGAAATAACAGAAAAAATGATATTCATGGTTAATTAGCACAACTAGAGCAGTTATCTTTAAAATTATCTTTTTGAACAGTCCGTACATAATAGACTGCTTTACATTCTGATTCCCATGCTAAGATTAAAGTCTCATAAATTTCTTTAACTGTTAGTGTGCGGTTAGGTTCGTCAGGAAAATAAACTCCTTGATTAAGGTTAAACAGCAATTCCATAGAAATCCCTGTATCAATCCATTTTTGTATTTCAGAGATTGCTTGAACGACAATCTTTTGGTCAAGATTTTGATTCTCTTGATAATACCAAAAAAAATCTTTAATAAAAGGAGGACAATTAGGGATAGCACCCTTTGAGTTTTTTTCTGTAAATACCCGCTTAAAGACAGGTAAAACACTGGCAGTACAACCCTGAATTAAAGATGATGTGGTATTGGGGGCTATAGCGGTAATATGGGAGTTTCTAATCCCGTAGCGTTGTACATCGGAAGCTAGTCGTTGCCATCTATAAAAATGGTGAGATTTATGGTAAGAATTTGACTTAAACCAATCTAATGGTTTAGTCCCTAATAATTTACCTTGATCCCATTCACTGCTAGAAAAGGCTTGATAATGTCCGCGTTCTTTAGCTAATTCTATTGAAGCTTGAGTACAAAAATAGCTAATATTTTCAAACAAAATGTTGATAAATGAAAAAGATTTATACGATAATTTACGTTTAGCTAACCAATCAGCTAATCCCATAACCCCAACTCCAATCGTTCGATATTTATCATTATGTTCTTTAGCCTCGCCAATTGGGGGACAAGTGAGGTCGATAGTATTGTCAAGCATCCTGACAGCAAGATGACACATTTCTGATAAATCAGTAGGAGTGTCAATGTTAGCAAGATTAAGACTAACTAAATTACAGCAATGGGCTGTCTTACCCGGTGTGACATTAGAAAAGCTCTCGCAGCACAAATTAACTTGAGGGATGTACCCGTCGTGTTTATTAGGATTAGCCCGATTAATGGTATCTTTGAATGCAAGATAAGGCATACCCGTCTCAATTTGAGAGCGCATAACATCTTTAAATAACTCCCTAGCGTTAACTTTTTTGTAGAGAGTTATTTTTGTCCCTAGATTATCTTCAATTAATTTGTAAGCATCTTCAAATTTTTCACCCCATAGTTCGGCTAATTCTATACCTAATTCCGTCCGAACTTGATAGGGATCAACTAATGTCCACTCAGATTTATCTACTACCCGACGCATAAATTCATCGGGGATAACTAATTGAGGAAAAACATCATAGGCTTTGCGTCTTTGATCACCGTTTTCTGTCTGCATTTCCAGAAATTCTGGCACATCTAAATGCCAAATATCAACCCCAACAGTGACAGCCCCGGCGCGTCTTCCCCCTTGATTGACTGCAATAGCTGTATCGTTGAGTAATTTAATCCAGGGTATAATCCCACCAGAAGCGTTAGCTTTCCCCATTACCCAGCTACCAGTGGCACGGATTCTACTTACATTTACCCCAACACCGCC